CACTAGGTACAACCGCATTGAGATTGACCTGAGTAGCACGGCTGCATTTGAGTCAGGTGATACACCGCAGCGCAGTATCAGCGTTGCAGGGTCGTGGGGATGGGGTAACACCACGGCATCCGCAGGGACTGTGGATGACTCAGGTGGCATCAGTTCTAGCGACACGGCGTTGATTGTATCCGATGCCAGCACGATTGACGTAGGTGACACGTTACTTATAGACAGTGAGCAGATATTCGTTGCTGACAGGGCGTTTGCTGCTAGGGGTAGTATCCTCCTCAACATGGGCAGCAACCTAGCTGCCACCAATGCCACAGTGACCGTGACCCTAGACGGGAGCCACGGGATTGTAGCTGGTGAGATCATTCGTCTCGACTCTGAGCAGATGTACGTTGTGTCGGTTTCCACTAATGATCTTACAGTCATTCGGGCGTGGGATGGTTCTGTCCTGGCTGCTCATAATGATGACGTAGCTTGCCACGTTAACCGCACCCTAACCATTGAACGGGGGTTGAACGGTACTACGGCTGCAAGCCATAGCGACTCCGCATCCATTACCCGATACCTCCCAGATGCAGATGTGGTTCGGTGGTGTCTGGCAGAGGCATTGTCCACCTACCACCAGGAACACGCAGGATGGGCTAGGACTACAAGTGGCACGGGGTTCGTCACTGGTGGTACTTATGAAGGCAGGGAATTGGAAGGCGTGAGCATGAGCCAACTGCGTACGTCGATGGTGGGATACTACCGCAGGGCTAGGGAGGCGGTAGTATGATAGTGCAGGGCATTGAAACTACGGTCAGTGGCCCCCTGTTTGAGCGACCTAATCTGGTGACGTTTGAAGCTACGGCGAAACTGGTGCAGCGCATTGTGGAGTTAGGTGAGCAACGCTTGGACATTGTACTCAGGCCCAGAGACACAAAACCAGGGGTGTATATAACCACCCAACAAGGCGGCAAAAGCACGGGCAACTATCGACGCAATGTCAGTGGTCAGGCACGGGGTCTACGGGGGCGCATTGATGACGGGGGGGTTATATATGGGCCTTGGCTTGAGTTGGGTGGTGGTAGGTTCAAGGGATATGCTGCCTTCCGTAAGACTACACAATGGATGGAGGAGCAAGTGCCAAAAGAGGCTACCAAGATGGTACAGCAACTCGCTCGGAAGATGAATAAGTAATGGCGTTTGAGATAGGTTCCACCCTCCACGCAGTCGAATCCTATGTACAGGCATCGGGATTATTCAACAGCGTCCAGGTAGGGGAACCGAAAAGCCCCCCAGGACAGGGATACCATGCGGCTATCTTCATGCGGTCTGTGTCAATCAACCTAGTATATGCAGGGGGTGATACAAGAGAGAACCATCTCGTGACCCTGCGTATCTATAGGGATATGTTGGCAGAGCAAACAGACCCACAGCAGAGCCTTGAGAACGAGATGGCTACGGTGGTATCCAAACTAATGAGCGACCTATTGGGAGACACAGATTTAGAGTCCACCATTATGACCATAGACGTTGCAGGGATGGATGGGACAAGTCTAAGGGCTGAGTACGGATACCTGGATGTGGGTGGCACGATGTATCGGATGTGCGACATCACCTTGCCACTCGTGGTCAATGGTTCCGCAACAGTTGTAGGAACAGGAGTTTAACAATGGCGAAACAAACAGGGCTGACGGATAAATTCTATATAGGAGGGAGAGACTTATCGGGTGATGTTTCTGCGGTGGATACCATAGCAACTCGCAAAGCTGTATTGGACACGCCAGTTATAGAGAGTGCTGGCATGGTACGCCTTGCAGGGCATGGGGACGGGGAGATTGCATTCTCAAGTTGGTTTGATGATGGGGCGTTGCTGGGTCATGCCACCCTATCAGCCCTACCCACCACAGACGTTATAGTGACATACACGAGAGGGACGGCAGCGGACTCACCAGCAGCAGGGCTGGTTGCCAAGCAAATCAACTACGATGGTACGAAGTCACAGGACAAGGCTTTGGCCTTAACGACTCAATGTCTGGGGCAGGGGAACGGGCTGGAGTGGGGAGTCCTGTTTGCAGCGGAGGCAACGCAGAGCAGCGCAGGGAATACATCCTCCAAGGATGATGGGGCTAGTTCGGCCTCTGGCTTGGCAGCGTATCTCCACATCATAGACATCAACACGGGAACCCCCACGTTCAAGATACAGGACAGCCCTAATGATTCCGATTGGACAGACCTTGTGTCGTTTACGGCTGTGGCAAACGGTGCAGAGCCAGCAGCCGAGAGGGTGACGATAACGGGGACGGTCAACCGTTACCTGAGAGTGACATCCACAGGTACGTTTAACAATGCCAAGTTTATAGTCGCATACCGCAGGGGCGAGACGGTAGATGATACAGCGTACTAGTCGGTATCAGGTCACATGGCCCAAGGATTCGCACTGGCGCAGGGCAACCTGTGCAGAGGTGGACTGCCCTCGTTATCTGCTGGGATGGACGACAACCGTTGAGGCCGAAAGCCCTCAATACGATTTTGTTAGGGCCGACAGGGAACGCCATTATAGGGCAGAGGTCACGGGCGAGGGGTTAATCACCCTGCACTACCCAGCAGGGCAGAGGTGTTTCGGGAGCGACCACTGGAAGAAGCTGGATCGTGGGCCGTGGTTGACCAGAGACTTGCCAAGGTTAGAGGCAGGGCGAGTAGAGCATAACGCAATGGAGCCAGATAGATGGGTAGACGAATTTAACGAAGCCGCAGAAGGCAGGAAAATAAGGAGGTAAGAAATGGCGAAAGAGGCACCGACGCTGGCAGTGGCAATTGACGATAGCGGAACCTCGGCCCGTACCATCAGCAATGATGTCACAGGGGTAACCTGGTCAATCCCAAGAGCAGTTCAGGATGTCACAGGCGTTGACAAGGCGGCGATAGAACGGCTGTTGTTGCTGGCAGATTTGAGCGCAACGTATGACGGGGTGTTCAACGATGCGACCAATATGTCGCATGACGTTTTTAAGACGGTAGGCAGTGCCTCGGTAGCGAGGACTGTGACGCTGACGATGTCGGGGCAGATTCTAGCCAGCGAGCAGTTCCTGACCGACTATGCAGTCACCAGAGCATCCAGCGGCGAACTGACATGGAGTGTCCCTGGTGTACTGCAAAACGGCACAGCACCCACTTGGACAACATAATATAAGGGGGAGGGGATCATGGTAGCCACGCAGAAAGCAGCGAAAGGTTTCCGAATTCCCAAGCGCACAGCACGACTCCAGTTTGAGGACGATTATGACGGGGCCGAGGTGGTTGTGCGTTTGGATGTACCAGTGGGGACGTTCTTGTCCATTCAGGACTTGATAGCATCGGAGAGACAGTTAGAGGTCTTTCACCTGTTTGGTGAGAGCATCCTGGTCGAATGGAACCTACAGGATGATGATGGAAAGCCATACCCATGCACGGGTAATGGAATGAATCAGATACCCATAGACCTAGCCAATATCATCCTTCAGCAATGGGTGGAGGTGACGACGCAGCCGTCAGACCCTTTAGGATAGAGATAGAACGCTGGCAGCACGTTGGCGGTGGTACTGATAGGGATGGCAATATCATCGGTCAACCGTGGCCTCTTATGCGAGCCAAGTTGATTGATGGACTATGCCAACGATATGGATGTCTGCCATCCCAGTTAATGGAGGAAGACACCGATTTGTTGTTTGGGATCATGAATATACTCAGCCTAGTGGGAGATGATGCTGTGCCAAATAAGGCGCAGGGCATGGAAGAACAACTGGCGAACCTGTCTAGAGTTGGATAACTATGGCAAATGAAATAGTAGTTAAGGTTAACGCAGATATCACAAGGGCTAAAGCTGCCTTCAAGGATATCAAGGCTCGCATGGAGGGGTTCAGCAAGGGTGCTAGGACTGCTGGCATTGCCTTGTCTGCTATGGGTGCTGCTGGGGCATTGGCTATCAAGTCCTTTGTTAGTGCTGCGATGGAGCAGGAGAGGGCTATCAAGACCCTAGCTAGCAGCGTGGAGTCAACAGGTGTTAACTTTGATACCGTGAAGTCCAAGATTATGGACACAACGGCTGCGCTACAGGACAAAACTAATTTCGGTGATGAAGCCCAAATTCGTGTCCTGACCATCCTGACTACCATCCTTGGAGATGTTGACCAAGCGATGGCAGCATTGCCAGCCGTCATGGATGCCTCTGCTGCATCAGGGTTGAAAATGGAGTCCGTTGCTAAAACAATGGGCAAGGCTCTGGGTGGGCAAGTTCATCAAGCGGAGAGCGTGGGTCTTGTTTTTGATAAGACAGCTGGCTTTGGTGAAAGGCTGGCGTTGGTGTTGGGGAAGGTGGGGGGAGCGGCTGAAGCTGATGTAGACCCGTTCAGGCAGCTTGGTAACGACTTGGGCGACCTCAAGGAAACTATCGGAGCAGCCCTGATACCTATTCTCTTGCCGTTAGTTGATGGGTTGCGTGGCATATTCAAACGCCTACAGGAGATGAACCCAGCGATAGTTCAGGCAGGGGCTGTAGCACTTGCGTTAGGCACAGCCATCGGCCTGATTGGTGGGCCAATCCTGTTGATAATCTCTATGATTCCAGCCCTTGTAGCAGGGATAGGAATGGTTACTGCTGCATGGATGACACTTGCAGGGGCAACAGGTATAGGTGCTGTGATTATCATCCTCGGCCTTCTGACCGTTGCTTTCATCACCAAGTTTGATTTAATCAAGGAGATTGTCGGCAATGCGTTGAACTGGATTATTGAAAAGATTGTAGAGTGGGGCAGAAAGATAGCAGGGCCAATTGATATTATCATTGAGACACTCAACGAGATAAGTGCCTTTACCATTCCGACGCTATCACAGGCTCTGGATAAGTTGGACACAGTTACGATAGATTGGGGCCGTAAGACCCAAGACGCTGCTGAGCAAAGTCGGGGACACATGGAACAGGTGGCTACCAGTGTTGCAAATGTAGGCGATGAGATTGATAGGGTTGCCCATAAAACGGATACGGTACTTGCTCCAGCGATGGAGCGACTCAGCGACTCAATGGACGACCCCTTCTTGGAATATGGGCAACTATTGCAGGATTTGGGGCGTGAGATGGACAAGAACATACTAGATTTAGCCCATACATTGAAAAAAGAACACGGTGGGACATTGGAAGAGGCTTTAGATGACCTCTCAAGGGCGCAGATGCAACACCTGAAACAACGACGCTCGGAGTTCACTAGTGAACTCCTAGGGCACGGTGGCATAGATGCACCCACCTTTACAGGAGGTGGAGCAGGGGGTAGGGC